AATCAAATTGATAAACAAAATTATATGGTCTAGGTCTTCCTTTTCCACCTAATGATGTATTGTATGTTTTATCACTATTTATAAATTCTTCAGTAACTAATTCTGATTCTTTTATATACGCATCTTCTTCTTTTTCAAATACATATAAAATATCTCTTTTAAAATTTGATATTCCATGTTTTATTATTGCAAAATGAAAAGGACGAATAGGATAATTCAAATAATGTGTATTGTTTAAATTAAATCCATTTCCTAAATATCCATCAAAAATATCAGGATTTTCAGTTTTATGTACTCCAATATAAATTTTATTGTTAATTAAACAAGTAGTTTTGTAAACAATGTATTTCATATATAATTATATTATGGTTAATATTATTTTTTAGATGTTGGTCCTTTTTTGACAGTAACTGTTTCAACAGGTTCTTCATAATAAGGAATATCTTTAGTGATATCTTCTTGAGCAACGTCAATTTCACGTTTAGTCATTAACTCAGGATAAGTTTCACGTTTAATAGAATCTAATAGTTTTTTGAATCTAATATCTCTTAGGAATGTTATTGTTGATTCTAATGAACCTCCAAGCATTTTATCATCGTATTTATATATTCCGTCTGAACGTCTAATTACTCCACGATCAACTGCATCGAGAATAAACAAATGCATTTTCCAATCTTCTCCTTCGTATAATTCAATTATCCTTTTTGGAGTTTTCTCAGCGATTTCAACTAGATAATCTAGTATATCAGCAGGGATTGCATTTCCTAAATTGCGTCCTAACACTCTACATTTTTTGATTCTTTCCGATTCTGAATCTTCATAGATATAACTTAAAGCTCTATAAACAAATTGTTTTTTGTCCATTTTAACTTTAGTAAGTTCTCCTGGTCTTTCAACATATAAATCAGCAATGCCATATTTACGAGCACCACCATCTACAATTAAATTACCATCTGAATCTCTTTGGAATCTATCTTTTGCAATCCAGTTACAATATTCAATAGCTTCTCATTTAGCTTTATCTATTACATCATCTAAGTCAAATGAAGTTCCGTCCACTATTTCAAATACGTGATCGGCTGCAATATAATGGGCTTCACCATTACTCATTTTAGTAATATCATCTTCTGACAAAACCATTTCGGTAGCACCTTTATTGGCATCACCTCTGACTAATCTAACACAATCGGGGTATCTTCCTGTACGTGGATTTGGACAGGGTTGTATAAAGTACGTTTGATTAACTTTTCCATAAGCACTTCTAAGAATTATTTCATTATTCATATTCATATTTTTTTGTATTTTTTAATTTTCATCTACTTGTAAAATATCTAAAATTAGGGGAAGGTTAATCCTTCCCCATTTTTTATTACTAAACTTCTTCAATAATGAATGATTTATAAGGAGCGAATGCTGCAATACCAGAGTATCCTGCAACGATCAATTTAGATCCTGCGATTGGAGAACTAACGATACCACTAGTGATACCATCTACACCACCAACACCTGGATATTTAGATGTTACAAATTCTGCACCTTCTAATGTAAATGCTGCGATAGCTGGTTGATTTGTTGAAACGTCAGGTGACATATCAAGACAAATACCGTATCCTTTTCTATCATATTCTTTAGTAAGAGCACGATCAACCATGAATGTTACCATATTACCGGCAATTTCATAAGAAGTGAAAGTTCCACCAACTTTGATAGGATTATCAGCTTTAACCATTGATTGAGCTGCTTTAGAATACATCATTGTTGGAGTTGATCCCCACAATTTCAACCAGTCTCCTAAAGTAGAGTTAATTTGACCCCAAAGTCTATCATTAACAATAAATGTGTAACTGTTACCAATTGCATTTGCTGCTTTTTGATTCATTTGATCAATTACTGTATTGATGATGTTTACATTCAATTTAGCATATTTATACTTAGATGCAAATCTTTCGATTTGAGGAATAAGACCATCACCCGCGATAAGTGGACGACCATCTTCTGTAAGTACAGTAGATTTACCATTAACATCCATAGTTGTTTTTCCCCATAGTAAGTGGTTATTTTTAACTGTTTGGAAGTTTTCAAACAAATCTTTTTCCATTTTGTTTAACTTAAAGATCTTTTCTTTCAAGTCTCCAGCTCCATCTCCTGATGCAATTTTGATAAATTGATCTTCCATTTGAGCATAACGAGAAGAGTAAGAAATGTCATTTCTATGTTCTGTGATCCATTGACGATGTTTTTCAATGTTTGATTGATACTTAGTATAACCTTCTTCATGGTACTCAGGCATAATATTAGATAAGAAACGAGTTGTTCCACCTACTTGACATGCTGAAGCATCAAGAATTGAAGAGAAATCTGCATCAATTAATTGAACCGTATATTCCCAGAATACATCTGCTTTTCTTTGTGGGGTTGCTTTAACAATACATTGCTGACGCGATCCGTCAATTTTGAATGTATCATATTTTTCATAATATCTTTCTTTGAAATACATTATGATATCTGCACCACCTGCACCAGTACCCGTTGGTGCTGCTGCGAATTCAACTCTTTTTACGAATTCTACATCAATTTCCCATTCTACCATTAAGGTATTAAGTGGTTGAAATTTATTAGCTGTTTTAGAGTTGTAATAAATGTTCATTAAGGCTTCTGTTAAGAAAGTCGCTGTATTATGTGTATACATGCGAGCCATAACTCCCATCATTTTAGGACGAGTTCCTAAAAGTTTGTAGAAATCCTCATAGGTTCTACTGTGTGCCAATTCTGGCTTTACGTTAACGTAACTTGCTACTACCATTGTAATCTAATTTTTTAAAAATTTAAGTCGTAAATGCTATTTTGTGTTTTGCCGGAAGGATTATTCCTAATAACGGCGGGTTTTGGTTTTATCTGTGATTTAAGTTTTGCTATCTCCGACTCATATGCATTCTTCAATGCATCGAATGAATCTTTTCCGTAACGTGAAAACCAAGCAAGTTCATATAATTTTTTTGGATCATTTAAACTTTTATAAAACTCACTGGTTCCATTTTCGTCTAAATCCAAAATCTGTGAAAGTACTTCATTTTTTTCATCATCATCTAACTCTATTCCGTAGAATTCTGGCGTTTGCAATGCCACATTAACCATAGTTTCAGAAAATTGGTTAAATTGTTCTTCTCTTTCGGTTTCAGCTTCTTGCTTTTGAGCTTCGTTATATTGATCTTCTAGTTGTTTATATTCTGTTCTAAGCACACCTACTTTTTTAGTAAATAATGCCTCATCTTGTAATTCTTTTTCTAATTCTCTAGCTAATTCTTCTTCGGTTAAATCATACTTTTGTTTTAAGTCTAATAAGAATAATTCTTGATCATCGTAAGAATCAATACTATATTCAGATGCAGCTCCTTGTGTAAATTCTTTAATTACTGAAGTTTTATATGCTTCAAGGAATTCTTCAACTGTTAAATTTTCACCTCTAATTTGATTAATAAGTTCAATTTCTTCATCATCTAAATCGTGATCTACAGGTTCTTGTTCTGGATCAGCAGCTTTTAAAATTTCTAATTGTTCTTCTTCTGTCAAATCATAGAAATCAATTTCTTGTTCATTATCGTTTTCATCCAAAACACTAATTTTAGAATTTTCAATTCCAAGTGTTTTAAGATATTTATTTAAAATAAACTCTTCGGTATCAGGTCCTTCGCTTTTTTCTGCAAAAAAGTCATCGACATCATCTCCAGGAATATCTAATTGTATTTCGGGTTCGTGTTGGGGGTTATCGGGCAAAAGATCGCCTTCAAAAAGTTCATCAAATTCATCCATATTCATTTATCATTTATAATGTGTATTATTTTTCTATCTATTAAATATATTCATCTTTCATAATGATTTTTATATATTCATTATTTTATACAAAGTTACCACCTTTATCAACAATAAAATATATAAACTATAAACTTTATTGAAAATAATTGTGGTAACTATTAAGATGCACTAATTGAAGAATTTAACTTCGCCAGTATTAAATAACATAGCTTCAGACTGACGTCTAAAACTTAATCCTTTTAGAACTTTACCTCCAGCTTTATTTCACATCATGAATGCATGTTCAATATTAGCAGGAGTATCTTTTGCAATAATCCTTTTTAAAAGTGTACTCTTTGCAAGAGATCCAAATCCTACATTATATGAAAATGAAATTAAAGCTTCATATTGATTCTGAGTTAAATCTAACTTCAATTTATCAATTTGTTTAGCAAATAGTTCCAAATCAACCTTTAACATTTTAGTAGCATCTTCAATAGTATTAAGTTTATGATAACTATATGCTTTTTCTTTATTTTCAGCACCTCTAATCATTTTACCATCTCTATCTAATATAACTTTTCCATAACCTTCAGTTCAGATTCCAATAGGATCCATTTTAGGTTGAAGTCCAATATGAGAGAGATCTCCGTCATGGAGACTCTCATAATGGGATACTAATTTAATCAGTTTGTCTGTAATCATTTTATTTATTTAATTCAGAGAATATTGTATCAACATCTATTACAATTGTACTTCTAATTAATACTTCTGTATTTGAAGTAAAATTAAAATTAAAATTTATATTATTTTCAATTCCAGGATTATTCGATACATTAAAATTTCCTTTATTAACACCTTCTATATTAGCAGAGCCATTAAAAGATATTATTTTACTTTCTTTAATTGAATAATTGAAAGTATAATCTACATTTCCAATTGTTACTTTAGCTTCAACACTAGTTGATTCATTTGTTTTTGTAATTTCCATAATTTTATTTTATTAATTTTTTATTTTATAATCCACCTTTAGCATAATGATATGTTCCACTATTTGTAGGAGATACTGAAAGTAATGTTAATCCAGTAAAATAACCTCCGATTATAGTACTAGTTGATTGAGATTGTCCTGATGATATTGTTAAATTAGCTCCTGATACATTAAATGATCTTCCTGCAGCAGCATCATAATAACTATAATTAAATGTTATAGTAACATTTGTATTTACAACAACTGCACTCGGTGATCCTGCATATACTGAATACGCATACATTTTTCAATTTGTACCATCATATAAATAATCTACATATATTTCAACATATGTATCATTAATTACATAATTATCTGCATAAGCTCAAGCATCATTATTATTGTAACTACAACAAGCTCCACTAGTTAAAGTAGATCATGTAGTATTATCAGTTACTATTGAAATATCATTTCCATTTCTATATTTAGTACCTCTTAAATTTGATGCCATTCATACTTGATTACCAATTTTTACTGTCTTATAAGTATAACCACTATTATCAGTCATTATACCTGAATTAGTAGAATCATCTTTGATTAATCTAACTGAAGCACCTGTTGCAGATCCACCACCTTCTAAACTAACTCATTCAGAATCATAATGCATATCCATCATAGTTGAAGTAGATAAATATAATCCAGTCTGTTTTATATATGCAAAATTTCCAGTATTATATCTAAATCCTCCGCCGACAGCAGCAAATTGATATATATCTGTAGCATTAGTATTTGGAGTTAACCAATGAGTTGTATTTGCTTCTTTCAATTTTCCACCACCTGTAGTTGTTCCTCCAATAGTTGAAACTAAAGTTTCTAATTCTGTTAAAGTTGGAACATGTCATCCACTTGGAGATATATTTCTAGAATCTAATACAGCATATGAATTATATAATCTACCATAACCACCATTAGGTAGTATGTGTTGATAGTTTCTAAAATTATATAAACTGTTTTTACTACCTACGTAGTTACTATCAAATGCACCAATAGCAGCGGAGAATAACTCAGTTAAACTCCTATTACTACTATCAGCATATATTTCAGTAACTACATCTCTTTGATTAAAATGATCATTATCTGGAACTGACATACTTTTCCTCCAATTGTTTTATTCTTGATTCAGCACTAGCAAGTTTTGCTATTATCAAGTCAATGTATTTTACTTTATATTCACCCTCTCTATTTCCAACTACAAATTCACTAAATCCATTAGATAATAAATCTTGAGCAATAGTACCAAATCTTAATTCTTCTAAGTTATTTTTAAAATTAAATGAAACTAAATTGAGCCTACTATAGTCTTTAATGATTGGTTGAATATTAGTCTTTAAAGTTCTATCTGACGATAAAATAAAATTACTAGCAGTAACATTACCATTGAAATGAGAATTATCACTTCCATCAATATAAAAT